AAAAATATAAACATTGTCCGCAACAGGTCTTGCTAATGGATATGTTTTTAGCAATTCAAGATGTTGAACGCTATCTCAAACACGAATATGCACAATTACATTCGTTCAGTCAGAAAGTTTTGTTTTTGATGTCATTTTGCTGAGTAAAGTAAAAAACAACAGTGCTTAGTGACTATTCTCCCAATCTCTACATCTATGACGTGGTTTGGTGTCTCTCTTGCATGGTGTCTTTATATTGATATGCAATAGAATTGCAATAGAAAATAAAAGATTTTTTTAACAAAACATCAACAATCAAACACAAACAAGATTAAAACATGATAGTGGTTTTGTATATAATTTGTGTCAGAATATATTGTTTTTTACCTCTATATGTGTACATATTCAATATCAAAAAAGCCTAGTCGGTACAACCGACGATCGTTTATGTTTAAAACAACAATGAACAAAACAACGCTCGACATATTCAAAAGCTGGTTTGGTGATTGAAAATATGAAGACAACATAGGACTATATGTATCAGAAAAATACAATATCTATATGCAAGAAGGGGATATCAAAAAACACAAAAACAAAAAAGGAAGTTGTAGGCGCATTGGACAATGAAACAAAAAAACATACACTGAAAGAAATCCGACAAAAGGCGGCAAATAACAAAAAAATCTGAATAAAGTTTGTTGAAACAAAAATAATGCAAGACCAAGTCATACGAAATTATGAGAAAACTTGAGAAAAAACACTTCCTGTAATCGGCTATATCGCATAATGCGTAGAAAGCGAAATATGACAAAATACATTAGATGTAATACAGAAAATAGAGCAATATATTCAATCGGAGTTTTTGATATGATATAATAAAAAGAAACAATCGAATAAAACCAAAGATAAACGATATGATATATTTCCATTACAACCATAATAGCGTTGAGGATGTTGAGGGCGTTTTAGGGAGATACAAAAAACAGAAAATTGCCTAATTAGTTTTTTTTGTTACAGTTGTTTACTAAATTTGTTTTTCCTCTTGTTTTTTTTGTTTTTTTGTGTAATCTCTCTTTATAGAGATTGTTATTATTATAACATATTGTTTTATTACAAAATTTGTTATTTATGAAAGACAAAACAAAAATAAAACCAAGAAACGTTGGGAAAGTCGCAGAGTTAAAGTTGATAGATCCAAATATAACAAGAAGGGAGATACAAGCGAAGACTTGACTTCATCCTTTGACCATACAGAAAGCAAACATAGAGCTGAACCAGAACGGAACCAAAGACACTACCATAGCCTATATTGTGTGATCAAGCAAGGAAAGATTGGTTAGAATACAGGGTGTATTGAACAGGTTTATTGACGAAGCGGAAAGAAAAGAGGAATTATCGAGATGAGACACGGCACTTATAAAGGAGATAGCGAAGGACGATATGACGAGGATTAATATTTTTGGCGGTAACGTAACAGACGATAGTTGATGATTTAATATTGAAACAATGAGTAGAGAAGAGTTGCTAAGGTTGGCGACACAATAGTGTATTTATTTTTAGAGACGACTCCTGAAGAATTTGATTCTTTTATGTGAAGGTAGCTTGTTTTATATTCTTAGTTTCATATAGTATGCTTTTAGTACAGGATTGGTTTAATCCTATTGAAGATTCTATTAATAAAACAATAGACTATATTGAAATGAATTATTGACGACAAAAGAAAAACACAAAATTATTAGAAAAAAACAAAGAGCTTGATGAGGAAACAATAAAAATAAAAAAAGAACTTGCAAAACTAAGAGAAAAAAACGAAGAACTTTGAAGTATTGCAAGTACAAAAATAGAAAACATGACAACAGAAGAGTATGATTTATTTATTAACAACACAAATAATGGGAAAAACAAACTTGTTAAACGATTTGATTTCTTGAAATGATGTTTTCATTCTTAGACTTGAGAGTTATTTAAATTTAAAAGAATTAAATATAGATTTGGAGATGCAAATAAAACAAAAGAAAATTCAAATACTAAATATGAAAAAACAACTAGAAGAAGAAAAAAAGAGTAATATGTTGTTGATGTCGATTTAATTTATTGTACATAAATGATAAAAAAGTATTTAAAAATCAAGGAACCTGATGTAATCAAGATTGAAGCTTGAGATGAACCATGAGAGTTTTATTGTGATTTTCTTGTTATGTGAGAAGAAATAAAACTCAGACTAGACGAGAAATGATTTTTTCGCAACCAACAGAGCCAAGCCGACAATCTCGCCGATACAATAAAGATACAAGAAGAAAGGAATAGGAGACGACCAAACCTTACAGACGAGAATTGAGAGAAAGTAGATATAAATAAAGAAGAGCTTTATGATTTCAAAATCTTTCAAAAAGAATTGAGAAAAAAAACAACAAAAAGAATAGATTATATTGTAGTTTGACTTGATGCAAACAATATGTATAACAGCATTGTACAACAAAACTTATCTTGATTCTCTGATGAGGTTTGTGATGTTGTTGATGATGTTATTAAAGATAAGTAATAATTTATTTTTGTTTTCTATATATGTCATCTCTCGCAACACTTATATCAAAAACAAGATCAAATGTTATAAAAATAGATCCGCAAGCAAGAATGTTTTCAGACAATGATCTTGCGGTTTTTTTGAATAATGCACAGAAAAGAATAGAGACAGATTTGTATGACGACATACCAGAGCAACAAAAAAGAGCGACACGGAATATATCTACGTGAACACAGGAATATAGTCTTTCTGTTGTGCTACCTTGATATAAGAAAATAAACAACATAGCTCTAAACCAATGCGGTATGGGTGGCGTATCAGACAATACGTGAATTGTTTCTGCGTATTGTATATATTGAACTTCTATATACACAAACACAATACCATCATCGAGTCAGTCAGTCAAGGTATTGTGTTCTGCATCGTTGCCTGATATAACGACCTATATAGATTGTGTGCTACCTGAATCGTATGATTTACCTCTTGCGTATTATGCTTGATACCTTGCGTTGATAAGTGTTGAGAAAAACGACAAAGCAATTACGTGTTTACAAACGTATGGTCAGACAATTTCTGATATAATAACAACAAACAACAAGAGGCAAGAGTACAACTTTATTAACTACAACAACTAGGCATGTGAAAAACAGAGATCAAGATTAATAATTTTGAAGGAGGTGTTAGTACAATACAATCTTGATCGATGAGTGACAATCAACTGCTGGTTGCTAAAAACATGTATTACAACAAAGATAGACAACTAATAACAAGAATGGGATATAAAGAGTATTTGCCAAAAATATCGACAAACCCTATCACGTCGTATTTCTTTCATCAGAGGGATGATTGACAAGGTAAGTTTGTTCTTGCTGTATGTGGTGATGTAATGTATTCGTACAACGAGGGATTAAATGCACGAACAAGTATCAAGACATGAATTGCAGAGTTTGAAACAAATCCTTTATTTAATTGAGCAAGAACCCGTCGAGATTTTGCGGTATACAACAACATTGTTTATATGTGTAACGGTGTAGACAACTATGCAAGCCGAAACGGTACAACATATACGGAGTACTCTGGACAACCAAAATGTCGTTATATCCAATACTTGTGAGATAGAATATATTGAGCATGAGAAGACGCAAACCCTATTACTCTATACTACACGTGAGCAGTACCAACCAATGCCAACACACTAAACGCAAATTTTGTCAAAGTGGGAGGCGACGAGACATGAGCTATAAACTGATTGTCTGAAATATGAAACCTTATTATTGCGACAAAGGATGCAAAAATATATGTAGTAAATCCTGTGTCATGAACCGCAACGCCTATAGATGCTCAAGGTGGATGATTTTGTAATAGATCTTTAAAAAATGTGTGAAACGCACTTGTTTTTTTCAACGAAAAGGGTATAGATACACTGAAACAAAGGCAAGGAGTAACGTGATCTACATGACTAGAAACAAGTAGTATATCAGAAGACGTAATCACAATATTCAACAAGGTGCAACGCAAAAACTACAACTTTCAGTGTTCTATGTATAATCGTATAGATTGAAAGTATTATGTTTGTATAGATAGTAACAACGACACCGTCCCAGATACTATGCTTGTGTTTTCGTCTGTTACATGAAGTTGGACATCGTATGATATGCCTAGTATGTTTGATATGTGAATATATATAGACAACAATCAAAATACACACTATTTGTTTGCATGAACAGATTGACAGATGTATGAGTTTGAGGCGTGAGGTGTTGATTATTGAAACAGTATATCGTACGAGGCACAAACAAAAAAACGAGATGCTGGCGAACCATGAAGACTAAAAACATATTCTTATATAGACATAATATGATATAAGTCGGCGTGAACAGCAATAGATGTGTGAGTATATAGCGAGGACATATTCCAAACGTGAGGGTCTATTACTGATGCAAACATAGACTATAGTGTATCTTACAAAACAATATGATCTGCTTCTGTGTGATCGTTGCCACTATGATGAGAACAACAAGGAGACGAAACAAAAATATACCTATATTCTGTTCGTATAGCGTGTTACATAACATGACAAAACATATCGTTGAAGCTATCGTCTGAATGATGAACACGAACAATCGATAGAGTGAGGATAGGAATAGAGTGACAACCAATAGATGTATTTTATACCAATCAATATTTATAACATATATAAAACATGGCAAACATCGATCTATATCCACTACAAGACTGATACGAAAGCAAATTGTCTCAACCATACGATGGTACTTGATCTACATTGTATGTTGATAGTGTTCCGTTGTGAACATTGCCTTCTTGATATAAGATATTGGTTACCATAAATCCGTGAACAACATACGCACAAGCCGTAGAGGTTAGTGGTTGGAGTTCTTGACAGCTCAACGTGTCGTCTACTACAATAGAGAAAGCAAACGGAGTAAATTATCAAACCAGGTCTCATGGTGCAAAAAGTCCAATAGTTATTTCCGATAATTTTTGATATCGGAAGGAGATTACAAGTGCTGTAAACACAAAAGCCGACACAAACAGTTCTGTTTTTATTTGAAAATACCAAAACGCCACAGCAAGAGACGCAGCAATAGTGAGTCCAGTAAATGGTGTATATAGCGTGTACCTTACAGATGAGTGATATTGGACTGATTATGTGTGAGGGGTTTGGGTGTCTCGTGCTACATGAGCAACACCTAACGCAAGCGAAACTGTAGCTTGAAAATTAGAAGTAGCGACACAATCGCAATATGATTCATCTACAACTACATGAGAGACTTGAGCACCATTGGTGCCGACGATAGCACAAATCAAATCAAATATAGCCACAAGTGTAGAACCATTGGCTTCACCATCCGCAATATACGAAAAAGACACATACATAGCATGAGAGGATTTACTGGCTAACGATTGTTTGTTTGTTGAAAGCTGACCGCTATACTCTGCAAGCCTATCAATATTGAGAATATGAGATACAACAAACAATAGTAGACAAGCTTTTGTTGTGTTTTGATCTGGTGTTTCCTGATCTACAATTAAGCTATGACTTATCAAATATGGAGCAGCACACACCAATTGACTTACTGTAAGGATAGAGACTATTGATTGATCAAACAATCCAACTGGAACATTATTCCATGCAAACGCAACTGTTACTATACCTGCATCTAGTATAACAACATCTTTGGTAGACACAACTGTTACGTTCCCTTGATCTTTTACAATACCTATAGGAAATAGGGTTGTTGTTGTGTTAACACAAGATGTTGTAAGCTCAACTAACCATTATTGATTTTGATGTGTGTGATACAATACAACAACAAGACTAATTAAAACATATAACTGATCCGCATGGGGTGTTGCAAACATTGTTTTAATAAATGATGTGTTTGCTTCTTCTATGGGAACAGGTATATCTGGCGAAACAACAACTTGAGCATTAATTGAGGTAAAATATGATTTAACAATAAACACAATAACAAAATCAAGCGTATGTAATGCCACGCAGGTCAGACTAACAAAAACCGACAATACAACAACAACATATAGTTTTTCATGAAACACAGCATCTACTTCTTTTGTTTGTAAAAAATGAGAATTTGTTCGTATTGAGTGTTTGTCGTATTCAAGTTATGCAACAAAAAACCCACAAACTTTCCCAATAAATTTACAAAATGTAAACGTTGTTGCTTGAATGTCTAATTGAGGAACAAGTAGTTCTATACTTTATAATATCGTGGACATTACAACAACAAAAAATTTTGTTTTCCCATACGTTTCTTCAACATTATTGTTAAACAACTTGCTATGCAAAACATCTGCTACATACGACTACAAAACACCAATAATGTCGAGGTTTGCTAAATCAGCATACACAAGGTGACTTTTGGTAACATCAACGCTACTGTGACAAATTGTTATAACATGAGTGGTTAAAAATGGTTTATATTTTATTTCCAACACTCCTTGACTAGTGTCTACTGTAGAGTGAGATAATTCGCAAGTTGTATGATTTTGATCTGAAGAAAATATATTATACATAGATACAAACAAAAAAATTCAAAGACAACCGCTAACTCTTTCTACAAACACCTCATACAAAGCAAAAACAGATATGTATTTGATGCTTTCTGCTAATTGAGTATCAAACAACATATACCAGTCAAACATATCTATATGACCAATGATACAATCTATTGTTTCTGCGACAATCTGGAGCAACACTTATTGACCAAATCCGCTTTCTATTCAGGCTTTTGTGAGAAAATGAGAGTTTTTCTCTCTAAACATATCTTGAGCTAACACATTGGTAGTATCTAAATGATATTATATTTAATTTAAAAAAACAACATGATAGTATCAAAAATAGACTGACAATATAATTATTGAGTAGACCTCTCAGATAGATGAGCGGAAGTATTCTATATAACAATGGAAGAGTTTCAGAAAATACAATCGTTACAAGCGGAAATACAAGGTACTACCGTTGTAAATATACAAATCCCAACAATAGAAGTTGTTGAGACGGAGGAACAAGCACAAGAGAGAATTGACAACATAAATATAGTAATAAAAATACCGCTTTATTGTGTAAACACACCGTTGCTGCAAGATAAAGTAAGTCAAATGATTTTCCTTTTTTCTGGATTACAAAGGGAGGTCGATGGTGAGTATTTTGTTTTATCCAATATAAAAGTAAAGCACCTAAAAAGATTTTTAACACAAGATGAGTTTAAAGTGTTTGATAGTAGGTGAGTTGAGTTTGATGAAACAACAAGGTCTTTATATCTAAAACAATAAAATGAATCCATTCGAAAGACGAAAATTAGAAAAATCAAAAAAACCAGTAGTAAACAACGATATTCCAAAAACATCTTTGACAGATGTAGTGAGCAAGGTTGGTGGTTTTGTGTCTTGATTTGTAAACCCACAAGAAAAAACCTTAAATTCAAAACAATTGCCTTATGAGCAAAATGTTGTTTTTGGTAGTTCCCCAAAACTAGCAACACGTGAAAATCCTGTAATTTCTGTGTCTACAAAACCACAAATGGTAGACATAAACACAGCTGACCAAAACACACTATTGAGAGAGCAGGACGCAATCAATTATAAGATTGCAACTTGATCTTTTTCTCAAGATGATTTTGTAAGGGGACGTGAAATATCAAGAAAACTTGCAGAAAGTATGTATAAAGTGCCTGAAGCCACAACAAACCCAATTATATCACAACTAGAACAACAAGCCCAATCAATACAATCAAGAGACGGCAAACCAATGATTGATGTAAGAAAAGCACAGCTACAAGCTAATTTTGATACAAAAAGAATGCAACTAGAAGAAAACGCAAGAAGAGCAAGAGAAAGCACAATAGGTAACATAGCAATGGCTGGCGGAGGTCGTTCTAGTGTTGCACAACAAGCCGAGCTAGATATACAAAAACAACTACAAAACCAACTAAATGCGGAGCAGGCAGCTATGAATTTAGAGATTATGGCGTACGAAAGAGAGTTGGCTGGTGCAGACAGTCAAGAACTTTCTAACATAAATGAAAGCATAAATGCGTTGCGTCAACAATCCGCTATGTGACAACAAGAGTTACAACAAAAGGCACAAGCAAAAATACAGGAAGCGACAGCTTATTTTGACAACAATTTACAAAATCTTGCGAGGAAACAAGGAATACAACTAGACGTGAACGATGAAAAAACGCTAGAACAAATAATCTCCATAGCAAGAAACCCTGACTGAACAGTAAATCAAGCATTCTTGAAAACAATAGATCCAGCGTATCAAGAATTATTGAAGTCATGAGTTTTTGCGTGAATATGAGTTCCTAAAGAAGAACCGAAGCCACAATTTGCACCAAAAATAGAGAGATTGTGAGGCACAACAAAAAATCCAATATATTGATACCGAGACCCAAACAAATCAGAATTTGTGACTACTAATTCTATAGGAACACCAACGTGAGGCGTAAGAACATGAGGATGATGATATGTTGGTGGGGCAACACAATCGTGAGGTGTACAAACAGAAGTGGCACAAACAGAAAACAAGATATGGGATGATGGTGAGACGTCTTTGTATGTGTCGTTCATGGAAAAATGATCTATGCCGAGTAAGTGGGTCGTGCAATCTGCATGAGGTGCGGACGCATTTAGGCAAAAAGCAAACGCATATTACCAAGATTTTCTAAATAGTAAAATATGATCGGCTTGATGACAAATTACCAATATGCAATTGGCGAAAGAAGCGTTTAAAACTAAAGGTTCTAATTGACTAAACGCAGACATGAAGAAAATAAACAGTGTCTTACAAGTATTAAACCAATATGAACAGGATATTGTGGATTGATGATTGTCGTGAAAATTGGGCGTTACAATATGAAACCAAACAATATGAACAGATGCTAGTAAAAAAATAAAACAATCAGAGTCTTCGTTGCTTACTAAACTAAAAGAGCTTGAAAACTTATGAGTGTTGAATTGACCAGATGTTGGGATTTTACAAAAAGCAATATGATGATGAACACTTACAACACCAGAACAGATGGTAAATGGTGCACAAAACCTAAGAAATTCTTTGTATAACCAACTAAATGCACAAAACAAAGTAAATTGAATTGTGTTTAATAACCCTTGAAACACCTACACCCCTAAAAAAGAAGAACAACAAACAACAAAAGAAACACAGCCCGTAACAAAAGAAAAACAAAAACCAACAGAAACAAACAAACAAGCTAAAACTAAAGAAATATATTCTTTATTTTGAATAAACTAATATGCCACCAATTGTCAATCCATTAAACAAAACAATAAACAAAAAAGATGGTTTGGGTGTTTTTAGTGTTATTCCGTGACCTTTAAACAACGATCCACTTGCACAATTTAAAGTGTGAACAAAAGCAAAAAACACAAATAACATTGTTTTTGATGGAACAAAACCACAACAGCAACAAACAATAAAAAAACAGTTAGATGAAACAAAAAACAACGCAAAAAAACAAATAGCTGATAGTATATTAAACAAAACAAGCATAGACGCAAACACTCTAAAGTACGCAATAGAGCGATTGTCTAACGACAAAAAAAAGCAAATAGCGGACGCTATTGTAGAATCTTGAATAGAAGTTGTTTGACTTAAAACATATCAAACTAAAAAAAGCACGCCAACACAGAACGAATGATCTATTAAATGACAACTTATATGACAATGACAAAACAGGTTTTTTAAACCAATTATGTCTACTGTTCCTGGCGAACCATACAATCCACTAAAAACTGTTGTTAACACATTGCCTAGTGCGGGGAATGTTTTGGTTGATATATGATGATTAGCTAAAAACATAATCACTGACCCCATAGACACAGTATGAAATATATTGTCTGTTCCGGTGTGACTATGATTGCAGGCTAGTAAATATATATGGGGAAAGTGAGCCGAAGCGTTGTGATACGATACGTCAAGTGTAAATACAAAGACACAACAAGAAAGAAACGCAAATATACCTCAAGTTATAGCAGAATACATGAACAAAAGCGAAGCAAACGCAAACGCTGTAGTTGAATATGTAAAATGATATTGAAACACACAAGAACTAAAGCGTAGACTAGAAGAAGACCCTGTTTCTGTTTTGTCTGATATAACCACACTTGTGTCGTGAGGAGCGTCGATTTCTGGCAAGCTATGAAGGATTGGTGCTTTGTGAGAAGCTGGGAAGACGGCAGAGTTTGCAAGCAAGGTTTCTAAAATATGAAAAGCGGCAAACAAAGTAGATCCATTTAGTTTTATTCCCAAGTATACATATAAATGAATATCAAAAGCAACTTGATTAACAAAAGATGTTTGAGTTGGCGTGTTAGGTAAGACAACATGAACGAGTGCAGATACAATAAAGCAAGTATACGAGTCAGCAAAAAAAGGTAGTAGGTCTGCTGTTGAATGACTACGTGGTAATATAGATGATGTAGATGTTCTAAAAAACGTTGAAAAATGAATAGAGGATATAAAGACTGATAGAAGGGCTTTATACTGATCATCGTACGAGAAGTTAAAATCGAATAAAACGCCAATAGATATAAACAATATATGACTTTCTACATTACAGAGTATGTACGATGATCTTTGAGTAAGAGTTAGCAAAGATTGAGTTTTGGACTTCTCACAATCAAAAATAACATCAGCACCAGCACAAAAGAACCTACAATCTATAATAGACGATATGTCAAATTGGGAAGATAAAACACCAGCATGACTTGACATATTAAAACAAAGAGTGCAAGACTACTTTAGATGAACGCCAGAGTTCGCAAAATCAGATAGGTTTTCTACAAAGGTTGCAAACAGCATAAAAGATGCTATAACAGAGCAAGTGCCAGAATATGCAGAGATGACAAGAAAGTATGCAGAGACATCGAAACTATTGGATGATATAAGATCAGCGATATCTGTTTGAGGTAAAGCATGAACCAGTACAGCAATCACAAAACTAAAATCAGCACTAAGAGACAACCAAGAATTTAGAAAAGAAATGGTAAAAAGAATAGAAGAGTATTCATGAAAAGATATATTATGACAGATAGCGGGTTTGCAGATGTCGCCACTAGTACCTAAGTGATTGGCTGGTGTGTGAGTGTGATTGTGAGTGTGAGGAGGTTATCTTGCATCTATGCTTGACCCTACTTTTATATGATCGTTATTGTTGACAAGTCCTAGATTGGTGTGAGAAGTTGCTAATGCTTTAGGTGTATGAGTGTGGGAATTGAATAGGTTTGTAGATAAAGTAAAATCATTTATTCCAAAAGCAAAAAATGTATGAAATAATAGTGCTAATAGTAGTAATAAATTGAATATATTGTCTAATTGATGAAATAAAAAAGTAAAACAAATTTTCTAATACTAAAAACCAAATGACCACAAAAGAACTAGCACGCAAAGAATTAGCAATACAGAAACTCGAAGAGATCTACTCAAAAGAGAGAAGTAGTTTTGAGTGTTTTTTTAGGACAATGCGAAAAGAAGAATATGTAGATCCTCTTATACGAAATCGGCATATGGAAGAGATGTGTTATAGATTACAAAAGGTAGCAGAAGGTAAGACGCAAAGACTAATTATAAATATATGTCCTAGGTCGTGAAAAACAGAAATGATATTGAAACTATTTGCATTGCGAATGATGGGAAGGAACAATAGTAAGATAATGAGTCTCTCCGCATCTCTATGATTGGTGCAAAGATCGTCACAATGAGCGAGAGACTTATTCAACAGCAAAGCATACAAGATGATATTCCCTAGAGTGTGAGGGATAAAAAAAGATCAAGATACAAAGACGTATTGGAAAATAGATGCAGGTGCGGAATACTATAGTGCGTGATTTGATGGAACTATAACATGAATTGGTGCAAACTTGATACTAATTGATGATCCTATGAAAGCACAAGATTTATCAAGTCCAGTGATCCTTAACAAAACTATAAATATTTACAATCAAACAATTAGATCAAGATTAAACAAAAATAAGCAAGGTGCCATAGTCATAATTATGCAGAGATTACACGAAAGAGACCTTATTGGACACATATTAGAGCAAGAAAAAAAAGGCATTGAAGACACACGAGAGAAGCTCATTATACCTGCCATTGTTGATTGAGAAAACGGACAAGAGAGTTTCTTTCCTGAAATGTTCCCTCTTGACAAACTTATGAAAGAAAAAACAATAGATCCTGCCAACTTTGCTTGCCAATATTTGCAGTCTCCATCTAGTGAAACAAGATCTGAATTTAAACGTGATTGGTTTAAGTATTACAAAACGTTTCCAGTAGGTATGAGGGTATTTATAACAATAGATCCAGCGTTTACAAAGAATGTACATAGCGACCAAACAAGCATTATGGTATGATGATTTGTTGGCGACAATCACTATATATTAGAATATAGGGCGTGAAAACGAGACATAAACGAACTTATGCAAGAGGCAGTAGGAATGATTGGGAAACACAAACCAGAAAAGGTATGAATAGAGACTGTTGGTGGGCAGTTAGTATTGAAAACAACATTAGAAGATCTATTGCAAAAAAACAAGATATACACTATAGTAGAGTGAATAAACACAAAAAGCAACAAAGAAACAAAAATAAGGTCGTTACTTGTAAAATATGCAAATTGACTTATACGGCATAGGGTGGAGCATTTGGAACTAGAGAAGCAGCTGTTGGAATTCCCAAAGTGAGCACATGATGATATTGTAGACTCTCTTGCTATGCAATATGAAATACATAGACCAACAGAAGAAACAAACAACATAGGCATGTGATTACAAACAAGTACTGACTATTATTGAAACACTATTTATCACTAAATATATATAATGAAAGTAACACTCAATCACAAACAACAAGAAAAAATTATAGCACACGTTGTAAACACACACCAACAATACGAAGTGTTGATGAAATCATATCTTGCTGATAAGGCGGAAGAGTATGAGGAATACACAACGTTCAAATTGTCTAAAAAAAACGCTTGGGATACCGACGTAAAGGTAAACAAAGCTTTTGAGGCCATAGAAAAGCGAGCTGGCAAATTGACTAGTAAAGAACCTACTTGGATAACTAGTGTGAGACCAGATATAGAATACACACTATATTCTTGAGACGGTGAATGATTACAAAATGAGGTTGACAACATAAAAAAAACATCCCAAATAACAGAAGGCATTTTAAGAGATACCTGGAAAAGGGGTGATGTTGTAGAAGCAAGTGATAGAATGGCAAAGGATTTTGCTTCTTTGGGCGTTGCTATCTGAAAGGCATCATATAAATATAAGGCTATGTTTAAAGAAGAAGAAACAACAGACGTACAAGTAGATGAAAACTGAGAAGAAGTTGTATCCAAATCAAGAAGCAACGTATGATTTGTAAAAAAGATACCAACAGTTGATAATGTGTCCATAGATAGGGTATTTTACGATATAAACTACAAAGATTTTGATGATTTGCCTTGTGTTGTTGAAATAGTAGATGGGATAAGGGCATCTCATATTTTGAGAGACAAAAAGTATATAAACCTTTATAAACTAGAAGAAATTATAAGGGCGTGAAATGGCAACAGCCAATCTGATCTTGTAAATAACATACTAAATATAACATGAGTAAGAACAATATCGCCAATGGATATAGACAAAGAGAGTCTTGTTATAAAAGAGTATTATGGGTATTTTAATCTTACTGACGATCCAAAAAAGGAAAAACTGTATCAGTTTTGTGTTGTAAACAATGCTTTAGTAATACAAGCAAGAGAAATAAAGTCTATACCGTACTGTATGGTAAGATTGTTTGAGGATACGCTATCGTTGAGAGCAAATTGAATAGTAAGACCAGTGATAGGGTTGCAAAAAGATTTTAACTTTAAAAGATCTGCAAGGTCGCAAGCAATCAAACAGTCAATAAACAAAAAGTATATTATGTGACCAAATGCATGAATATCTCCAAGAGATTTGGCGAAACCCGATTGAATAATTATATCAAGCAAAGATATGGCAACGTTCCAAAATAACTTTATGGAAATAAGGCAATCAGATATAAGTCCTAATGTTTTTAATGATGGTATGGATGACCAAAGAGAAATACAAGCTATGATGTTCTCGCAAGACACAACACAACCGTCCGCTTCTTGATCTACTATAGATACAGCCACGGGTGCAAAAATAGAGTTTTATGAAAACAACATAGTCATAAATAAAGCAAGGGTAAAGTATGAGAGGTTTTTGGCTAAGTTATGAGAAAAAGTTCTATACGCTATGGTTGAGAATATGGGAGAACTAGACAATTATTATACAAAAGTAGAAGATAAAGTGTTTGCAGTTCATAAAGAAAAAATAGAAAAAGCCTTAAACGATATGACTATTTCTATAGAAATATGATCGACAAACTATGAAAAAGAAAAACAAAGAAGAGATGAATTGATAGCAATACAAAATATATTAGAAAAAGCAAAAGCACAAGGCTCTAACGTTAATACCGACAAGAATCTAAAGAACCTACTGGAAACGTTTAATATAAAAGATATTGATTCTTATTTCTTGCCAAACATGCAAGCTTTATGATTGTGACGAGAAACACAAAGTATTGCTTGACAAACACAACAAAAAACCATATCAAATAGTGTAAACACTACATGAAACCAAACTATGGATATGACAAACAGTATCGCTGGAACGTCTATCAATTTACCAGTATAATACATATATGATTCCAAAGCTTTTGGACTACAAATCGTCAAAAAAGTATGAAGATTGAATGGATGAAGCACACGATGTTTTTATGTCACAGGCGTCTTCTATTCAAAGCATACGTGGCGAGTTGTGATATAAGGCTATAAAGTCATATTTTATGTCACAGGTAGATATAGCAAGAGAGAGGCTAAAAACTATGAGTACAATGGATGATCTCGTAAGAGTACAAACAACACTCAAAGATGCGGAGGATTTCTTGAATTATTTGGCACAAATGGAAAGTATTACAAAGTAGTTTTATATTATAATGCACTCAAATGGAAAACAATAACCCTAATGGGACTGGAGACATTGAACAAGCAACACCAGAAGAAATTGATGCTTTAAGAGCGAAAGCTAAAGAAGCCGACGATGTGTCAAAAAAATACAAAGAACTTCAAGCTGAATTTACAAGAAGAAACCAAACAAAATCTCGATGAGAAGAACCACAACAAAACAAACAAGACGACGGCATTGCATGAGCTAATGAGTATCTCAAAACCCATGGATCTAAAGTTTTGAAGGAGGAATTGGGGTTTGTATCAAAAGACGATTTTGAAAACTTATTAGAAGAAAGATTAAACAAAATTAGAGAAGTAGAAAAATTGGAAAGATTTCCACAACTAGCACATCAAAAAGATGCTATACTACAACTATCAAGACATGATGGGTTATCTATAGAAGAAACTATAAAAAAGTATAAATTCCTAAACGACGACACTATGGCTGAATTTAATAATCCCACTGTTGGAGTCAGAAAGAAGACTCCTTGAACAATAAACCTAGATAATCCGACAGCGGAAGATTTGGCTATGATTAAAAACATGTCATCAGAAGAATATGCAAAGTTTATGCGTAGATAGCATTATGTTGTTATGGTTGTAATGAATTTTTATTATTGTATTATTTATTACCATGGCAATGTCTGATCTATTTAGTACGATTTACGACAAATCGTTTCAAGAAAGTTTTATGAAAAAAAATGTTGGTATAGAAATCGCCAACTTCCACAAATCCGCAGAAATCAATTCTGTATGAGACACGCGGAAAAGGCCTCTCAATATTGACGTCCCTACTGCTAGAGCCCTAACCGCTGGTGCTGACCATGTAATAGACGAACCAAGCCCAAGCACAGAGTCTATGACAATAGATCAACTTTGGGAAGCGTCTTTTAGAGTAAAAGACACAGACATTAAACAATCGTCTGTAAAAACAATTGCAAATGATTTCTGAGAAAAATATGCAAGATCTTTGTCTAACAAAGTAGATGCTGATATTTTGTATCAAGCTACAAACGCAACGTCTCTTGTTGATGATGGTTCGTTGGGCGGTACTGCAACAAACGGTATTGCTATGACAACATCTAATATTGTCAAGATCTCCACAAAATCTACAGAGAAACTACAATTGCTTGATGTTGATACAGAGAATATGGTTGCCGTAGTCCCTGCACAATACATGACGTTATTAACTGAAAATATCGCAGCAAGAAACACAGGCATGGGTGATGAGGTTATGAAAAATGGTTTTGCTGGTACTTACAACACTATCAAGCATTATATTTCTAATAATCTTACTGGTCAAGTAAATGTATCATGGGGCACCAATCCGTCAAACGGACAAACTGTAGTAATCAATGGTGTTACGTTTACATTTGTTTCATCTATTGGAACAAATACTGGTAATGTATTGATTGGAGCTTCTTCTGCGGCTACTGCCGCTAATCTAAATACATTGTTGAACGCTCCTAGTGTAACTACCGCTACAGGCGTTGCTTTGACTAATGCTAATCTTTACAAGATACAGTCGGCTATTGTTTCCACAAACAATGCCTGAACTTTAACTATTAGATTTAAGGGCAAAAACAAAGCTATTGTTGAAGCGTGAACTTCATCTCCAACGTTTGCTAAATATATTACAAATGTTCTTGTCGCTAAAAAGGGTCATCCAACATGCGTAATGCAAATGTGATTTGGTACATACGAAGCACACCAAGAACCTAAACAAATCGGTACAGTAAACCACTTAAGAAAAATTCTCTATGGCGTAAAAGCGTTCAAAGAAGATAGAGATGCAATGGTAAATGTTTTGATTGATTCGTCTAGTTTTTAGTATGAATATGTGGTATAGGGGCTTGCTCCTATATCTTATTATTTATATTGTAACTATACTACTATGAAATACATAGACAAACATGGTAATATTCAAGAATTTAGTGGGACAGAACAACAAAAAGATCTGTTTGTTGGGACGTTGGAATATATAGGTGGGACATATTTTGAGCCTAAAGAATTGCTTGAGGTAGAAACAAAAGAAGAGAAAGAAGAAAAAGAAATAGAATTGGAGTTGGGAAACGACGAACTTTCAAAATACAAAAAACTACTAAAAGAAGCTGGTATAAAATGATGGCATCTTATACAAGACCTGGAAAGAGCTAGGACAAAGTGTGAAGAAAACAACTTGCTTTAGTTTGTAAATAAAGAAAATAGCGTCTGTGGAAGAATTGGAAGATATAATCGATCTCATGAGATGAGAAGACGGGACATCTATCGTAGATGTTTTTGTAAATAAAAAAGAAATAAAAAAATACCAAGAACTGGTAAATGAGTTACATCTTGTAGTAGAAACAGATGATTGAGAGTTTATAGATGCGTGAAAAGTTGTATGAGAGAAAGGGGAAGACTGAAAGGATGGGAAAGACTGAAAAGATGGCAAAGATTGAAGAGATTGAGTAGCTGGTAAAGACGGGAAAGACGGCAAAGATGGTGTTGATTGAGTAGATGGGAAAGACTGAAAAGATGGCAAAGATGCTTCTGATGTGTCTTGAGATATAATTGTTGAAAAAATCAACAAGTGAGACAAAAGAATACACAGATCAAAACTAGACCTTCCAACTTATTGAGTGCCAAGTTTTAGCCACATTACATGAATAGACACCAATAATGAAAAAGATGGTGACTTTTTAGTGTATAAAAAAAGTCGTTGAGAGCGAGAAAATAAAGCAATTGTGTGAGTAGAATGATGATTTGCACCACTAAACTCATCACTAAAAATACCATCTACATATTTGCCATCGTATGTTGATGATATACTAGAAGTACAGTCTTTGCCATTAGCTTGAGAGACTGGTAAAATATATATAATTACATCTTGAATAAATATCAATAAGTCTTATAGATGGTCTTGATCTCAATGGGTAGATTTAAATTTTTATGGGAAATGGTGATTTATAACATGAAACGTGTTAGATCAGCCAGATATACATTGAATGTATATAAATATTGCTGAGTTAAATTGAATAACCCAATCAACACAAACAACAGTTGGTAATCACGAAAACACACTATCTTTGCAACAAAACGAAATAAATAAACTAAAGAGCGTTGTAACAAAAACAGACAGTAGTGTTATTTACTGAACAGATTTTAGACTATCAAGAACTCCACTAAAGAGAGGTGTATATTGAGTTTTTGTTGAATGACTAAGGTATTCAGAATGATGGAAATTAATATGAAAAAACATTGTATTTAAACAAAAATTAAAAACAAATAGTTGAACAAGTGTTTCTGTAGTATACCCTTGTGTAGTATAAACACAATACAAACAATAGAATCTTTTACTCATTAAATTACAAAAAAACATGCCAATGCACAGCCATATAGCAAGAGCTATGAAGGATCCCGAACTTTTGCTTGCTTGCAAAACAGTATTGTCTATATATGTTACAACTGTTGTTATGCCGCAGTGAGTGTTTGTAAATCCAAGCTCTAACTCTTGAAATTGAACAAATGTTTATGAGAAAAGACAAGAGTTTGCTCGCATGGTTATGCAAGATCCAGAACCATATATTGAGGCTATGGCTTGACAAGTTGCTCTTATAGATCCAGATTACGACAGAAATGCGTTGAGCAACTGACAACCGCTATATAATTATTTGTTGTGAAATTGAAATCCTATTTGAATCAGCATATTAGAAGTACAACCTATGCACGCAAGCCGAAACACGCCGTGAAATCAATCGTGACTTACGTTGTTTGACATGTTGGCTTGAATTGATGATTCAGATAGAATAGCTTAAACTTTGTTTTAAAACATAGTGTTATTTATAAAACTACCAACAATGCACCCAAATCCAATTGTTTGATCTTTGCAAATAAAAAAAACAAGAAAAACAAAGCACCAAGATTTGTATTTTGTTTTTAAAAACGACGAGCTTGTGCCAATCAAGTCTTTAGAAACAAACTGGTGAGACATAGTTTGAAACATAAACGATCAGGTAGATTTGAGTAACGCCATTAAAAACAGAAAACCAATTATAACAACAAAACAAGTTCCGTTGTGAAAAATGGTGGAAATAGATTATACAAAATATAATGAAATAATTGTATGAGACTCTATAATACACGCCCCTTATGTAACTTTTATTTAATAAACATTAAAACATGCCGGCAAATTTTGAGTTTTGAAATGTTGAAACGTTTGTAGATCCTATGTCTACAGAAGAGTATAGAAAAAAACTACAAGACGAATGATATCAAACGTATAGGTGACTTGATGGTTTGTACCACAGAGTTCTAAACGAAAAAGATCAATCGCAAACAAACACACAGATATCACAAATTTACTCTTCGATGTCTAGCAGCGTTACAAGCTTGCAGCAACAAACAGAAAGCAACAAGTGAACAATAGAACATGTTGAAAAAAGACTTTCTGTTGTAGAAGACGCAAAGAACACTTTTGAAAAAAAAGTAGATTCTGAATTTGTTACAGTAAGGGAAGAAATAACTTTAAAAACAAAAGACGCAATAGATGCTTCTAAAGCGTATGCTGACACAATAGTTGAGGCTAAGACAACAGATATTATATCTAAGGTTTCTTCTGTAGATAATAAGGTTATAGAAAACATCAAAACGTTGGCAGACTATATGACAGAAGACAACGCAGAAGGAGCACAGGCTGTTGTAGATATAGCAGAAAACAAAAACAAAATATTAGAGGTAGATGGTAAAATTGATTATGCTGTAAACAGCATTAACTCAAATTTAGACCACATGAGACAAACTCAAGAAGAATTTACACGCCAAACAGTTCTTCAAGCAACATATAACTCTTTGAGGGGTTGAGATGTAGTGCGTGGTGCGTTTGACTGAGAGCCAACTGGAATTTTGTTTTTAAACGACGACGGAACACCAAAGTTTACAAACAAAGAGGGTAAACCGCTTTATATTATGACCGCTACGCTTATGGCGTAATACATGGGGGCGTGTATTATAGGTTTTATATTTTTTATTTATATGCACAAAAAACACTGATGTTGACCAGCTGGCATAAGCCTAGACCAAGGCTTTTATTTGTCTTGTGTTGCTCATGATTTAGATTATGAGAAATGAGACAAAACAAGGCGAGAAGCCGATAAGGATTTTTTAATAAGTATGATTAGCGAAAGCACAAAACGACGACACCCAATAAAAGCTGTATTTTACTATACACTTGTTGCTTTGTTTTGATATGTTTTTTACAACAAAAAACAAAACACAAATACACCAATAAAGGAACAAAGTTAGTTTATATGTGGTTTTATTGTTTTTTTTGTTGTGTTTATGGATAAAGGGATATGGTACTATACCATTATTGTTGTTGCTGTGTGTATGCTTTTTATGTCTTTAGTTGGCGATATAGAAATTTCCCCATGATACATTAGGGGCGGATCTAGTAGGTACTGTTATGTTATTTGACATGTTCCCAAAACACTAAAAAACTACACTACATATAGAAACCTAAAAGAGTGTGAAAAAAGTATTTTATCTGAAATTGAAAGAAATGATTGATAAAATTAAGTTTACTATAATAACTAGCATACCGCTAATGTTACAATATATAGGAATAAACTATGGTATGTTTTACCTTTTTGGGTTTCTTGTTATACTTGATATTGTAACATGAGTTGCTAAGTCTGCTATAGTATACAAAAACACAAATTCTAATGCTGGCATTAGATGAATAGCGGTAAAAACATTTATGATGATACTGATGCTTGCGTTGGGTGTTTTTGGTACAATGGCAACAAAGGTTTGATCTGTTGATATAGATGTTGCAAAGTTTACTGATATAGCTATATTGCTTATGTCTTGATGGGAGGTATACTCTATAATCCAAAACATAACATGTATAGCAAAAAACGAAAGCGTTAATGAATTTGAGGCTTTTGTGTCTGTTTTGGATACATTATCGTGACTAATAAAATCTATTCTTGATAAAATTAAGGATGTTTTATATACTATTATATGAAAAAATGATAAACAATGAACAAATGGTTGATAGTAGTGTTGAAGAATACGATGAACAAGATTATTTATTGTCTGACGCAACAACTCTTGCTGAACATATAGAAGCATCAGCAGCTCAAGACGACGTTGTTTTCTCGTATCCTCAATACAAACACATAGAAACAAAGTCTGCGTGCACATTGTTTTGACCATTGGCTACGATAACTAGTTTATATAACATACAAGCAACCGACGAAGATATTCTTGATTTGCGAAACTATGCGGTCAAAAACTTTTGATACACACAATGAGTTTGAAACACTTTCCAAAGATGAACAAAGTGCGTTGTCCAATGGCGAAATAACAAATATCAAACAAAACAGTGTGTTTTTTTTCGTGGTTCTATTGGCGACGACGATATGTATAAACTACTAAATAAAAAATACGGGCTTATTGTGTGATATAGAGGGAATAGTAATTACCGAGTAGATAGTAACGACGGGGTCCTTGATGGTATTAGTTTCCAGCCTACAACATACTGACACTGTACGTCGTTATTCCTTTTAAACAACAAACAAACAATAGTAGATAGTTCGTCAACACACAATAGATATACGGTCCCAGACATAACAAAAGTAAAAAATTTCTTTGCTAACTATTATGTTATACTTCCTGACAAAAAAATAGAAGGCATTGATTATATCCAATCTATGATGGGTAATAATAGTAAAGAGCGAAAAAAAACGTGATCTAGGAAATATAAAAATCTACTGCACACTATAAACAATTTATGTAGAGAATATATTGAATAAACACAACTCCCAAATAAGGGAGTTTTTTAAAACCAAATTTAAAAGAAAAAAACCACAACGACGCGTTATGTGTTTCCATACCTACAATAGTATAAATTTGTGTTTGTTTTTGTGTTTTTTTGTGTCTCCAACGTGTATTTGCACCCCACGCCGCTAAAAACACACAAAACGAGATTTTTGTCACGGTGAGAACTGGTTTTTCGTTGATTTGTGGTTTTTATATATGTTTCATACAACTTCGCAGTCTATTGGTGGGTCAAAAAACGCTCGCCAATTGTTTACTTTTGTAAAAACTCTTCAAACTTTCTAATTATAAGTTGTGTTATACCAAGCTTCTCATTTTTTATAATAACCATTACCTCCAAACCCTCTTCTTTGGTGATAGTAAAATCTACCTCAGAAAATATGGCTTTTGTTATCTCTTCTACTCTAATAGATTTGCCGTGTAAATATAGCGTGTTTGCTATCATGTCCTTGATTTGTTTCATTCTTGTATAGGGTTGTTGTCAATACCTATGATTATAAAGCCTTTTGAGTTTTTTGTTTTCATGTATAATATGTAAAATAAAAACTATTTTAATTGTATTGTATCTACTGGTGCATCAGTGATATATACTTTGTTGTTTTTAACAATGATGGTTGCGTTGCCGCATGCTAATATAACACTAACAATCCAGTCTATTTGTTCTTGTGTATATCGTGATATGTCTATACCTCCACTAGGTTCTACTCATAGATCCATGCCTATAATATGCCAATGATCACGGTCTACTATAGACCTCTCTGATACTCTATGTCTGACGCAAGTGTGTCACGTATCAGACATATATTTTAATTCAATTGGAGACAGTTTGTGGCCATCTTTTATCCACAATATGTCCTGCATAGATCATCTATTAGAATGTGGATATAGGTTTTTTGATCTATATGCGTTGCCGATTTCCTCTGTAACAAGATTGTTTTCTTTCATATAATTATAAGAGGTTTTATGCATTTTTTCTTCAATGTTTATTGATTTATACGATTTGTCGGCAAGAGGATCTCTCATTGTGTTTTTATTGATTTAAAACGTTTTTGTTGTATTTTGCGTTGTTTCTATACAGATCAAATATTTGTTTAATAGTGTTTGTTGTACTTCTATTGTATTTGCTTCTAACTTCGTCTTCTAATAGATATTTTTGTGTGTCTCAATAATTTATAACCAAACACTTACTATCTGAATTGTTTGCCTTTAATCTTCTACATATTCACAAATAATCAGTGAAGCTGTTTAAATGTTCTTGATGTCACACTAAAATACTAGGATCAAGATATTTTACTATTCACGCAGGGCGTTCTTCATTCTCCATCTCTCACATTACACCTTCAAACTCAACAAATGCATGATCTACTGCTTTTATGTTTCAAAAAGAATAAACCCTTTCGCCTTCTTTGTTTACGTTTTCTTTTTTTTTCCTTTGCATAGTACGGCTGTCTGCCTCTACTCACACAATGAGTTTAATGTTTTTGTCGTCAAGTTTCAATCTTTGTTGCAACTTTGCCCTGATAGTATTCATGTACTGGATATGTGACGAGTGCATAAGATCTCATGATAAGTGTACAAGTGCCACTGTATGACCTTCTCTTTTTCGTTTCTCTATAAGGTCTTTAGTGTCGAGCAATTGCTCTAGCAAAGCATCAGATATATCATCTCCCATAGATGGTGCAAGTATCGGGTTGTCTCTTAGTGTGTTCATGTATATTGTTAATATAAAACATTTCGTTATTTATATGGTTTTTGCGTGGTATATATATAAATATAAAATTATTTTGATATGGTTTACCTAAACAAACTTTATGTTTTAGTGTTATTGTAACAGACACAGTTATATTCATAAGTAACGCACCTCTTACCTGAAGATTGTATACATGAGAAATCAGAAACATTTCATCCAGAATATCATGCTCATTCACAATAACTATTTATTTCTCTTTCATTGATGTAGTATCTTGTATTACATCAACTCAACATAACAGTCAAACAAACTAGTCAGACAATTATTATTGTTTTCGCACAATGATAATAAATAAAGTTGTGAAACAAAACATAAATATAGTTTCTTATTTGTTTGGTGTGTTCAACAACTCTATCAAAAAAGAACCTGTGCCGTTGCATATATCACAATTTGGATCTTGTGGTTTCATACATTTGTAACAAAACTTCTTATATTCGTTTTGCAATGACTGAAGTGATGATGTAATGGTGTTGTCTATTCGTAGTGTTTCTTGTAGTTTGTTCATTATAATATTAAGAAATAAATAATGTTGCTTTAACAAGTGGTATATAAAAGTCGTTCTTTGTTTCTTCTTTTAACCAATCATCATTGTTTTTTTCATGATGCGTATATATACGATTTTCGTCTACTTTCAGTAATTTTGTTTCTTATATGTTCATAACAAGACGGACAATTCCAGTATAAAGAAATCAATGCTCACTGTTTGCATGTAGACAATCATGGATTTTCATAAACTATTTTGTCGTGCCTGCCTTGTAACGCCTTTTTATACCTTATAAAAACTTCTTCTTTTGTTATTGTTTCTCATTTATAACTTTTTGTACCAAACCCTATTGATCGTTGTTTGTGGTCAAAATATGCAACTTCCCTATATCACTCTAAATTTTTTATGATATGATATGCGTACTCGTACGCAGACAGCCTAGCCTCCACTTTACTATTACCTATCTCCATAGGTTTTAATACAGTTTTGGCTATTGAAAAACAAAATTAGATCCGCTTAGATTTTTTTCATAAAATTCTTTTGTTGCTTTTTTTATTTCGTTTCTTGATTTTTCTGCTATTTGATTTTCTAATTTTGTTTTTGATTTTAGAAACTCTCTTTCAGACTCAATTGTATTATAGTTTTTTTTTGCTTGTTTTATTATTTCTCAACATGCGTTTATTTTTGTTTCAAAACTATGTCATGTTCAATAACATTTTTCTTCGTATGTTTGTTCTTGGTTTTTTTGCTTATATCAAACACCAAATAAAACAAAAACAAAGATAACAAACAAAACAAAGAGTGACGCTTTTCGTTTATATCAGATTACGTATATCATTTTGTAAAAAAAACTAAAAAATCTCATCTTCAATAAAAATTTTGTTTTCATCTTTGTTTCATCAAGACGTTTTGTCTAACTTTCGACAATTAATTGATTGGTAGTGTTTTCATGTTTTTGAAGAAAAATTTGATTTAAAATTTAAGTGTGCCGATACCATATCTCACAAACACAAACCATTTGCCATTTCGATCTTTTCTTTAAATAAATCAAACTGTATTGTGTTTGGGTATTGGCTTCAAGAAACCTCTTTTATAGCAATTGTTTTTTTTTCAAGTCAATTGCTGCCAATTGTTTCTGTTTGTCAAATATAAACAACCTCTCATTCAAAATCTGTACTAAACATTATTAAACAATAGTAAATAAAAAACGCTACATAGATATACTCCTGCGACCAACCTTTCGATTGAAGAATACACCTATGTAGTGTGGTGATTGGTCGCATTGATAATATATCTATATTACAATAAATTGCAATAGAAAATACTAAATATTGTTTTTTTGTTTTTTTTTGGACACAATACTTTTTAGCCTATTACAGTATCATCATTGTGTTGGCATAGGAAAACCCATTGCGTGTTTTAGTCAGTAATTTGATACTCTGTATACAAATGTTCTATAAGAAATTTTTCAAAAGAAGCTGTTTCTCCATACCTCAGCAAGGTTTACTAATGGTTTTTTTTTGTTTTCCATGTTTTAAATAAGTTAAAACTTTAAATGTTTTGTGGATCGATTTTTGATGATGTTATTGTAGTATAGTATTTTTGTGTTTTAGTATAACGCATTTTTTTAAAAACAAGTTGTACAGAAACAAGGTCTCAAACTCAATGGTTACAAATAAGTTGCATTTTGTCTTCAAACAAATCAACACATATTGATTGTTTTTTTGTTTCGTTTTCTAAGACAAAAGATATTTTTTGCAATAGGTTTTCTTTATTTTCAATGGTTTCTATTGGTCAAATATAGGTAATTTTTCAATCATAATTCATAAATTTTGAATTGTTTTATAAACTAAAAGAAAGCTATTTTATTTGTAAATTTTGTTTTGTCTCAATTCTTGCTCACTCTATATACTGTCAGTTTTTTATAGCTTCTTTGATTGCCGCCTTGTCTGCCTCTTTTATTATTTTTGTTCTCATGTATTCATCTGCTATTGCAGCACTATAATCTACAACAACACTTTCTGATTTTCTGTATGATAATTTAGCAATACTTGTTTGTATTGTTGTCTGTTTTGTTGATTGCATATATCTATCTACTATCTTCTCAAGGATTTCTATGTGTTTTTCGTATTTTTTTCTTTGATCTGCAAGCCTTTTTTCTTCCAACTTGTAACTAGAAATTGTTGCTTCGCAATTACGAATTGACTTTATAACATCTTCTAGCGAATCTTCTGCTAAAATATTGTATCATTCTAGCATTTCATTTGTTGTTTCTTCATCATAACCCATAGAAAGGATTTCTTGCATGTGATTTGATATTGTGTACAAACTTACCATTATAATTGTTGTGAAAAAACAAAATCAACTTTTGCCTCTGGAAGATCATAATAACTTATTTGTTCATATTTTCGCCAATCACTGTAGTATAACCTCCCCCAGTATTCTGCAATAAAATATATTACATTATTCAGATACCCATACCGTTCATCGTGTGACATATTAGATGTTGTATTTTTTTTATATCAAACCTTGAACATTTTGTGCAATCAATCTTTGTTAAATCATAGTCGATCAGCAGTTATAGATATTATAGCTCGATAGTATTTACGCATTTTCATACAATCACTTGATTGTTTTTTTTGCTTTATCATCTATGATGTACCTAACAGATAAATAGTCCATTATGCTGTCAAATGTTGGATATGACTTTTTTGTATTAAATATGTTTAACTTGATGGTGTCTATAACGTCATTTGACATATGTTTTTTTGTTTCTTGTTTTTTTTCTGTATTTATGTCTTTACTTGCTTGTTTTCCATCATCATCTTCTACCTCAAGATCAAACAAAGCTATTAGATTATACCTTCTGTAATATGTGATAGCCGATCCTTTGTCTTGTGCTTTGTTAGAATCTCACATAGGTATAGACGAGGATATGTAGTCGTTTTCTATATCAAGATTTACTATCTTTGTTACCAACATATTGTTTTCTATGTAGTGAGTAATTAGCACATTGTGGTATTCAAGCAATGGATTTATTTTTTCTTGTATTTGGTCAAGAGCGGCGTATTTATAATTAAATCCCTTTGTGTCTCTTGTAAGAGTAATGCGATTTTTTTTGATTTCAAACATTTTTTTATAGATGTTTTTGTTTTTTGTTGTTTGTTGTTCGGTCAAATCCATACTTATACTTTTATGATATAAAACATACAACTTAGTGACTATTCCCCATAGAGTCTCATAATGAGTTGGCTGTGGTGTCTCTCTTGTGTGATGTATATATATGAATATGCAATAGAATTGCAATAGATTTTTTTATAATTTGGCTGCATTTTCTGGTAACTTAGCGTTATCGATAAAGTATTTTATTTTCCCTTCGTCTGTCATAGTAGACATAGCAATATAGTGTCGGTTTGGTAACGCTAATACATGATCTTCCCGTCCCACAAATTCCATAATTCAACTATCTATGCTGAACAAATCATGATAAGAGAAATACTTATCGTAAAACTGTTCTTTTTGTGTGTTTTTCTGTGATGGGATAAACACAATATCGTATTGCGAGCATACACACCTGTCAAAAACAATAACAACGTTGCTATTCCGTCACAGAAAAGGTTTTCGTCACATCTTTAGACATTCATTTAGAATGTCTTGTAGTTTTTCGTTCATTATTTTTTAACAAAATAAAAGTATGTATATAGCTATGTAATATGAGTCATAATGTTCCTGTAGCTGCACATTTATAAACATTATCTATCGGTGTTATCTACTCATAGGCGAATCGATTGTAGCGGTTGCAACCTGTCACTTCTCTATCTTTATTTTTCTCTAGTACGATACAGCTTTCACGGCTCCTAGATACGTTCCTATTATATTACACGGCTATGTATACACCAAACCTATAACAGCTTGTGAGTTACTCACGGTAGTATGATTTTATAGACTCAAAGTAATTTTTGTCAAATTCCCTTTATTTGTCATCTAATCTTTTTAGTTTTGTTATGATATTCTTATTTTAGTAGTCTCATTGTTTGTATCAAAATTTTACAAAGAATTGTTTTGCTGGCAACCATACATGCCCGTAATTCGCTTTGTGGAAAGCAATTCTATTTCAGCAATATTTAAATTCTTTTTTACCATAATCTGCTAATATCCAAATTCTCTTTCATTGGTTCATATTTCATGTGTTCCACCAAGCTATATCTCTGTCGAACTCCATTCGTTTTTCTTTAGTTCGTTTGTAATATAATTTCATATTTTTTTATAAGATAAGTATAATGCTCCAATAGATCTCCTATAGAGTTTGTTGTACTCCTAATTATAGTAGAGTAAGATTTTGTTATTATCAAAAAGACAATAAGAAAAACACAAATCGCTACAAAGCAATTACTATACTACAATAGGAATACAACGAACAACTAGATCTTTGGTTGTTTTTTCGATAAGTTTCATGCTCATAATGAGTCTCCTACTTTCGTCCGTCCATAGCGTATCTACCAGCTAGCTATGAGTGCTTAACCTACACCGCTTTGGATCACCAATTTTTCTGTAAACAGAAAGCTCTATTAGTGTTATCAGGCGTTCAAATACATCAGAACCAGCAAAACTAGTAATGAAATATAACTGATAACACTAATAGAGCTATTGGTTATGATGTACTTGAACCTAATCAATATACACAAAACAACAACCTATTGCAAGAGATTTTTAGACCCCCCCCAAATTATTATGATTTCTTTTTTTTATTATCTCTTTTTCTCTTCTCGTTTTCAAAATAATCTATCCGCTCTCATTTGTACTTTACAAGTCGCAATAATGTATAATAAGACTTTACATATAAAAGCATTTTTCTTTTTAACTTTGCTTCAGGGGTCGCCATCCCCTTTATGTCTACAACATGTATTGTACCATCTGTATATATGACTTCAAAGTCTGCAACATACTCTATAGCTCTTATGTTTTTACCATCTTTGGTGGTAAATTTTGGCTGTAATATATAGGATGGTTGTATGTTGATATACATTATATCATTTCTTGACTTTAGGTAAGTATAGTATTCGGCTTCTGCCTTGCTGTCAAATACATGTCAGTCGACTGTTACTTTTTTATTTCTGTATTTGTTCATATTATACTAAATATATAACTAAAATCTTTCCCCTCATCGAGCAATTGTTGTATAACTCTTTTGTTTCATATACATATGCTATCTATAGCTTTGTGACATATAGGGCCGCACACAATTGCTATGTTCTCTGTATGTAGTCTATAAGTAGGATACAGGCCTTTAGCAAGTAGATGAGCAAAGCATCGTGCCTGCGGTTCATATATGTATTTTCTACATATACAACAAATCGGCTTGCTGGTGTTCCGTATTTGCTCAAAAACATCTTTTTCTCATGTATGACTATGCTTTTTACGTATTGTTGTGTGTTTTTTGCGTTTTGGTGGTTTTGTGTTCGATGTAATGCGGCGTTTCTCTTTGTTTTTTAAAATATATTTTTCTTTTTTTTCGATTTCTTTTTGTTTATTTTTTTCTTCTTTGTGTTTTTTATTTGTTTCTAGTGATTCCATTGTTCTAACTATATAAAATTTATCTAAAAAATACGGAAAAAAAATCTTCACGGCATATAGTGTGCTTCTGGTTCTATTAAAATGCTTTTGCCTTCCAAACAACAGTCTTTTGATATTTCTGCAAGCTCGCCCCAACAAAAAGAACTTGGCAATCTGTTTTTAAATCTAAAATATCCAACAAGATCGTGTCAATTGTCTAATACTATCCAGCTTCTGTATTCTTTTACTTTTTTACATCAGTTTTCAATCATTTCTTTTACAGTCATGTTTTACAATCAAATAAATAAAACAATACGGTTGTTTGAGTTTGTGGTTTAGTGTTTATGTGTTATGTTCTATATAAACACTGGTCTGTTGTTATATGCTGTAAATTTTTGTATTTTTTAGCCTCATATCTTCTCAAGAAAAGATTATTATGTCAGAGTTTAATAACATTCTACTAACAATTCTGTCGTTTAGTTTTTCTGATAGTTCGTTTTTAGATAAATTTGTTGTAAAAATTGTTATTAGTTTTTTGTTAATTCTTTCGTCCAAAATAAACGTCAAATCCCTTATATAAGCATCACTAGCATCGCTTACTCATATATCGTCGTATAAAAACATTTTGTATCTCACCATCATTTCAAGGGGATAGTACGCAATATCTGTTTGGTATTCATCTGGTTTTCTTAAAACAAGTTGGTTTGACTTCACCAGTTGTTTAAACCTTCAGTCGGTTATAGATCAAAAATCAAACTTTGTAGAGTTTCACTCTTTTTTTTGTTTTTCAGAAAATTTTTCAAGTATTTTGTTTGCTGTGTGTGTTTTTCATGTTCCAGTAGGTCAACAAAAAACAAGTCACTTTGTGTAGTCATACAAACTAAAGTCAAATTTTTCCATGTCAAAATTACATAAAAGTAAAATTTTGTCTTGACTCGCTTTTTTCATATTGCATTTTTTCTTTTCAATTGCGAAAATTTTTATTGTTCGATGTTTCTCTGTTTTCTCGTGTTCTAACGCAAGCTTTCCAGTCCTTCATTTTGTTTTTTCAAACCATCCGTCCATTGCTTTCATAAAAATCAAGAAATTTTTCTGGCAAAACATTGTTTTTTCTTTCTAAACAGTAATTTTTTAATTCTTCTAATTTTGGTTTTATAAATTTTTTAGAGAGCCCCCTATCTATATTATTTGTATTATTATTTATATATGTATTATTATGTACACCTTTTGGTGGGTAGCCCTCCACACCTTTTGGTGGGTAGGTATCCACCTTTTGGTGTATAGCTATAAACCTTTTGTTTCAATTTTCTTTTTCTATTCTCGATGTCACAAATCAATTAGCTACAAGCTCACTAATCCATATTGTTACTTGTTTTTCTGAAACAGAGTATAGTTGGGCAAAATAATTATTACTTGCGTAGCACTCTCATGTTCTATTGGCGAGTGCTGTTATTTCTCAATACAATAATTTTGAATTTGCTTTTATTTTCGAATATCTAACGTCTGCAGGTATAATGGCATAGTAGTTTGGCTGATCTTTCATGTACGTATTTTGAGAAAATAAAAAGCCCTAGACAATCCGACCAAGGAAACTAGAGCTTTTGTGTTTTGTCTTTATGCCTTAACACAAAGATTTCATCAGGACTTCCCCAATTTTCAAACTCAAAACATTTGGTCGAATTGTTTTTGATTGCTACTAAATATATACGCAAATTACATACCAAAATCAACAGATTATTCACAACATCAACAACAATCACAATATTTGTTTTCTCAATTTTTCTCCTCTATTTCTTTAAATCTCTTTTCTATAATCTTTGTCCGTTCCTTTTTTTCTTCATCTGTCATATCAACAAATTGTTTCATTATAAAAGTTAGCAAATAAAAATATAAACATTGTCCGCAACAGGTCTTGCTAATGGATATGTTTTTAGCAATTCAAGATGTTGAACGCTATCTCAAACACGAATATGCACAATTAC